TTAGATAAAAAATTGGATTAGGTAATGGCTACTCACGATTATGTTATAGACAACTCTACGGGAGCTAACGTCAGGGCTGATATTAATAGTGTATTACAGGCAATATTAACAAATAACAGTAGTTCTTCTGCACCAAGCACTACAGCAGCTTATATGTTTTGGGCTGATACTACAAGTGGAACATTAAAAATAAGAAACTCCAGTGATAATGCATGGGTAGAACTTTTACAGCTTGATGGTACGTTAACTCTTGAAGATGGGTCTGCAAGCACACCAGGACTTGCTTTTAGAGATGATCTAAACACAGGTATTTTTAGTTCTGCTTCTGATACTTTTAATATCGCAACTGGCGGTGTTGAAAGAGTTGAATTTGGTACTGCAACTATTTTTAACGATACTGGTGCTGATGTTGACCTAAGAATTGAAGGTGACACAGACCAAAATTTACTTTTTTGTAATGCTGGCGGTAATGCAGTTGGAATAGGCACTTCTACACCAGGGTCTAAACTACATATTTTTCAATCATCTGCTAGTGCTGCAACAGGTAATTCTGGCGCTGGTCTTTCTTTAGAAAGTAATAATCATCAATATATACAATATTTAGGTGCAAATACAAAGGAACAAGGTATTTTATTTGGAGATGATGCGGATAATGATGTAGGTAGCATTGTTTATAACCATAGTGATAATAAACTTACTTTTGCTACTGCGGCTAATATGAGATTCATGATAGATTCGTCTGGAAGGGCGCTTTTAGGAACTAGTACTGTTTACAGTGCTACTGGCGGTGGAACTATGATGTTTTCTATTGCGCAAGATGCAGCAACTAGAACTGATGTTTCAATTAGTAATCAAAGTAGTGCAGATAATGCAAGTGCAGGTCTTGTATTAGCGACTCATGGACAAGATTATATTTTAGAGGCAACAGGCAGTGGTAATTCTACTGATGGTGCAAGTGCATTTAGGATTATGAAAGGATCAACAGAGCGCTTTAAGATCGATACTTCTGGAAACGTGATGTTCGGGGTTAGTAGCACTACAAACAGATTTCATGTTGAGGGTACTACTACAGGATCTAGATTCGGTGTTGATGTTTCTTCTAGTGGTATCCCCGCAATAGCAGCAACAAATGAAAGCAATGCTGATGTTGAACTTGTTATTTATGATGGCAGATCAAGTATTGGATCTAGTGTAAATATTCCAATCGCTTTTCATACAAATGGTAAAACGAATGAAAGGATGCGTTTAACAACAAGTGGTGAAATGTTAGTTGGTATGAGCAATTCACAAGCTGTTGCTGGTGGATCTGCTAAAATCCAAGTCCAATCAAATGACAGCACTGGAAGAATAAGTATTGTACAACATAGAAATGAAGCAAGTGGTGCACCATTTTTAAGTCTTGGTAAAACAAGAGCTACAAGCACAAATAATTCTACACTTGTACAAAATGGAGATAATCTTGGCACTATTGCTTTTGCAGGGGGTGACGGAACTGATATACAATCAACTGCTGTTCAACTTGTTGGTGTAGTAAGTGACAATCCTGGATCTAATGATATGCCTGGGAGTTTAGAAATTTATACAACTCCAAATGGTTCTGATAGTCCGAAAAAACGAATAAACCTTACGCATAAAGGTGAATTTCAGATGGGTAATACTATTGGAAGTGGTAATATTTTAAATCAAATATCAAGAGCAGAAGGAAATACAACTGAAACTTTCACACTGTCACAGCTTGGTCTTGATGATAATAATTTCGCAATGATTATTATTGTGGCATCTGGTACAAACATACGAGACTATGCACATAGTATTATTACATGGCTTATGCCTTTAGGTAATAACTCATCTATAAACACACAAGTTGATGCAATGGGTTCTGGTTCTGGTGTTAGTACATTCACACAGGCTGTAAATGGTAATGATCTTGTAATTACTAAAGATAGTGATTTAGCTTTAAATGTCACAGTTATTGGTGGTGGTGGAAGGCGAACAACAATCGGTTGGGGATAATATGGTTTAAATTATTAATTACCTATACAATTAAAGAAAAATTTTTATTATGGCTCTTACTTGGTTAATTACACAATTAGATAGACAAGAAACAAAAGATAGCTTATCTGATGTTGTTTTAAATGTTAATTGGTATGCCTACGAAACAAAAACAGTAGATGGTGAAGATTATTCTGGTAAAGAATCTGGAACTGTTACATTAAATGCACCTGATAGCTCAAATTTTAAAGCTTATAAATCTTTAACACAAGATGAAGTTATTACTTGGGTAAAGAATGTTTTGGGTACTGATGAGGTTACTAAAATTGAAACCTCTATAGCAACACAAATTACAAAAGCAACACAACCACCAGTTCTTTCAGGTCTACCTTGGTAAAAGTTGCCACAAAATAATTTAATTAGTATTATAAGATAACTTAAAAAATTTTTATGGCTTCACCACAAGACCTTTATGACGAAACAAAAAATCGTCTTGATTTTAATATTGCAAAATTACAGATGCTTGAAAGGGAGATAAACGAAAAAGTTGAAGAAAAAAATAAACTTATGCAACCAATAATAGAAGATCAGGGTGCATTAAAACAGTTAGAAAAGCTTATTGATGTTGTTGTACCTGTAGAATCAAAGTAAAATAAAACTAAACACTTAATACCATGGCTGTTACTTGGGATGTTGTTTCATTAGATGCAACAAAAACTGTAGGAAGTTTATCTGATGTTGTTACCACTGTTCACTGGACAGCAAGTGATTCTGAAACTGTAGGCAGTGGCGATTCTGCTGTAACACATAGTGGTAGCAATTATGGCTCTGTAGCACTTGCTGAAGCTGATTCTGGATCTTTTACTGCTTATGCGGATATAACAAAAGATAATGCTATCGCATGGGCTAAAGCTGCATTAGGTGCTGATGAAGTTACAGCTATTGAAACAAGAATTGCTGCACAGATAACAGAATCAAAAACACCTACTGCGACTTCTGGTGTACCTTGGTAGATAGAACAGATAGACCTACATAAAGTGGTGCTAATGCACAGATTCCACAGAAAGTTATAATAGTTACAGGTACTAACGCTTTAGACAAGGCTTCTTTCATGTTTCAAAAAATTGCTAATGTTTTGAGTATTATCTCATTTGTAATGGTAGCTGCCATGAGTGGCACGGCCTATTTTGGTTACAAGTACTTAACATCTGAAAATTTTAAAAGCCAAGTAATGAATGAAATTCTTGATAATGTATCTGGAATGATGCCAAAAGTATTAGATCAGAACTTACCTAAAGTTACAGGTCAATCAATGCCGATTATCAAATGAAATGTTACTGGTGCGATACAGAGCTAATCATAGGTGGAGACATTGATATTGAAGAGGATATGAGTGGCTAT